GTTGATGAGGGGGTACTTGCAGATGACCCCCACATGCTCGCGGAGAGTGTGAAGCTGTATGAGATCCACTGGTCGTGTGGTGAAGTTCTCAAATGGGCTGATGGCTCCCCAGCTATGCGGGAGGTGGACTGCTTCCCGTTTTTTGAGTGGTCTGAGATGAAGATCAGCCACGCCGCTGATGGTACGTGTACGGCGGACGTTATGGCGGGCGTACAGCGCACTCAGTCGATCCTCAAGCGTTTGATTATTGACAACCAGCAGATGCGCAATACGACTCGTTACGAGGCTTCTGTGGGCGCTATCAAGAACCCGCGCGACCTCCTAGATAACACCATTGGCGGTGTGATCTGGTCTAGACAGCCTGGGAGTGTTACGCCATTAGCAACGCCTGAGTTAAGCCCGCTGACAATGAATGTTGTGCAGATGCTCAAGTCAGATGGGGAAGAGCGCAACGGCATGTCTGGTTTGGCGAAGGGCATGGAGATGGGTGCGGTCAATAACCAGAACGCATCCGACATGATTGCGAAGCTAACGAGTGCGGGACAGCGCAGGGTGTTGATGGCGGCGCGAGATTTTGCGCGCACATTCCTTGTTCCTTTGTCTCAACACATAATTAAGTTAGCTATACAAAATGATAAGTCTCAGGATCAGTTTGAGGTTTCTGGACAGGTTGTTCCGGTCATTCCTGCAAGCTGGAATCAAGACGATTTGGATATGGAGGTCAATGCGGCGTTGACGCCTGATGAGGCTGTTAGGAGCGCATCGCAGCTCATGATGGTTCATCAATTGCTTATGCAAGATCCGACTCTTGCGGGCATCTATGGCGTTACTCAGCGTCACGCATTGTTCGACAAGGTTCTGGATGACATGGGCATGAAGAACACCTCTCATTTGTTGATGTCTCCGACATCGCCAGAGTTCCAGCAGATGATGGCCCAGCAACAAGTGCAGGCAGAAACTCAGCAAAGAGAGCAGGCAATTCAGAATGAATTGCAGAAGTCGATGATTGCGGCGCAGACGGCCTCTTATGAGGCGCAGGCTGAATCAATGTTGATGCAGGTTCAGACAACGCTGGCAGACAAGATGTACGACAACCAGCTAAACACTAAGGAGCATGAGCATAATCAGTTCGTTGATCTAGAGAAATTGGAGATTGAGAGAGCCAAGCTGGAGAAAATGAACAATGGGTAACTTGACACTTATTAAAGCCATCATGAAGAGGGAAGAGCCTAAAACTCATGACGGTGATGTTCACCCTTTAATAACCAAGCGGCTAAAGCAGAGAGAGGAAGCAAATGCCCCAAGCAAACGAAAAGCCTTCATCCGGAACAGATATTCAAAAGGTTCTACAAACGGGAATGGAAGCGGCGCAGTTAATGAACAGCCAGATATTTCAAATGGCGTATCAGGAGACATTGAACCATTACTTTAATGAGTGGCTTTCAACTCAGGTTGACCATTCAAGGAAGAGAGAAGAAATCTATTTTCGTCTGCGAGGTTTACAAGACTCAGCGCAGACTTTGGCGGGTTACGTTGCGCAAGCTGAGACGATTCAGCAACAACAACAGCAACAGGAACCCAATCAGTATGGTTTTAAAGCGGAGGAATACCAGTGAGCGAAGAGAGCGGCGCACCTAGCTTTAGAGAAGCAGCAATGGCACGCATGTCTGACGAGCGAGAGCAGACACCTGTGGAGCCTGCACCAGAGCACGTTGCTGGCGAAGAACCCGAAGAGGTTGATTTTGGGTCACCCGAGCCTGCTACGGAAGAAGCAGTAGTTGATAGCGAAGAGCAGGAGTCCGTTGAGGGCGGCGACGACATCGATCTTGAGGCATCTGATGATGACGAAGACACCGATGATGATGTCCCAATGGATGTTAAGTATCAACAGCTTGAGAAGCGGTACAAAGACCTTCAGCGTCAGTTTACGAAGGATCGGATGCAACGCGAGGAATATGAATCGCAATTGTCCGACAGCATGGTCAGTGTGACAAAAACTCAGCATGAGCTAGAAGATTCTTTACAGAATGCGAAGCAAATGGCTGAGTTGTTGCAGGGCCAATGGGCGGGCAATGCAAATCAGTTCCGAAACATTGATTGGTCACAAGTTCCAGCCGAAAAGGTACAACAGGTGCAGGCTGCTGCACAGAATGCTTTTCAGCAGGAGCAAATTGCCAATCAGCGTTTGCACGCCATAAATGAGCAACAAAATCAGGCTTTTCAACAGAAAATGACAAGGCAGGCTGAGTTAGCCTCAAGAGCATTGCAGGTCAAGATTCCCGATTGGGGATCAGAGACTTATGCCGCGATTCGCGGTCATGCTGAGTCTATGGGCTTGTCTCCTGAGATGTTCAATATGGTTACCGAACCTTCCGTCATTGAAATGTTTTATCACTCAATGATGTACAGAGGCGCTGGCAAGAAAGCGAAAACAGTCGCAAAACGTAAATCGCAGAAGCCAGCAAGTGCTAATCAGGCCCGTCAAGAAAGAAATGCTAGGGGCCAGTTTATGAATGCCAAGAAAGCGTTTGAGGATAACCCTAACAAAAAGGGTTCATTTGCAGCGATGAAGGCAGCACAGCTTGCGGCGGAGCGATAGCTATCGTCCGTAGGAGGACTTAAAAATGGCACAAGACAACACTTATGTACAAACACGGCAGGCTGAAGATGTCCAAGACGTCATCTACAACATCAGCCCGATTGATTCACCTGTAGTCAGTATGTCTAAGACTATTCGCGCAACTGGTAAGTTGCATGAGTGGTCGCAAGACGATCTGAATGCTGCTGGCGAGAACGCGGCAATTGAAGGCGCGGCGGCTGGTGATGATGAGTCAAAGCCAATCGTTGAAAAATCTAACTACTGCCAGATCATGACCAAAGTTGCAGAGGTCACTGGTACGTTGGAGAAAGTAGACAAGTATGGCCGTGATTCAGAAATGGCCTATCAGCTTGAGCTGCGTTATGGCGAGCTTGCTAACGACCAAGAGTATGCGGTTGTTGGCGTTCAAACTGCCAAAAGTGCAGGCAGTGCAAGCACTGCTCGCATGATGGCATCCTTTGTTCCCCAGCTTTCTGATGATGTTGTTATCGATGGCTCTGGCGCAGCGGACGTTGCTGGTGTCGAGGACTTGTTGCTACAAGCTCACCTCGCCACTTACATGGAAGGTGGTAACCCATCTTACTTGGTGACTGACCCTGCAACTGCTGGCGTTGTGTCTGCTATGGCTATGGCTTCTGGCCGTACCCGTGACATCCGTAACGAGCGCAAGATCGTGAATGTTATTGATCTGTATGTCTCTACTTACGGCGAGCTGGACGTTGTTCTGGATCGGAACATGGAGGCAGGCACTATGCTGTTGATTGATTTCAATTACAGTGCCACGCCTGTTCTGCGTCCTACTGCGGATTGGCCCATTGCCAAAGTCGGCGATAGCGACAAGCGCCAAATTCTGTGGGAGGGAACATTCGCAGTGCTGAATGATTCTGCACACGCCGCTGTCACTGGCGTAGACCTGACGACTCCCTGATGTCTAATTATCGACATCGCTTAACGGACTTGCGGGAGGGCTCCTCCCGCACGTTCTCTTATGAAGATGGCAAAGGCTATCGGGGTTATCACCTTGATGCTGACGCCGCGAAAGCGCACGTTAAGTACAAGCAGGATCAGTCCGATTATTACAAGAAGGATTGGCGCTACGTTGGTTCCATACCTATGGAATTAGTGGTTAAATATCAGTCACAACTGCCCGAAGATGAGCGTGCGGATTTCTGGCATCGGTTTGCTACCGATAAGCAAGTTAAGCAAGTGTTTCTTACTTGGTTAAAGAAGAATTATCCGGAATTGCTACCAGGGCATAGCAAATGAGAAGTTACAACGATCTTCTTAATGACGTTCGATCTTATTTGAACAGAAAGGATCTGGACGCAGAAATTCCTCGATTTATCATGCTGGCCGAGCAGGACTTGTTTCGGCGGCTGCGGGCTACGTGCAACGAAACCACAGTCACCTATACAGGGCAGTCTGTTGGCTATCCAATTAATGCCGCTGTGCGACTGCCCGATTCAGCCATTGAGCTGAAGTCTGTCATTTTTAATGGCATTCCTCTGAAGTACATTTCAGACGCTACTTATTTTGAGGGGCTTCATAAGCATCCTGCAAAGCAGCGCCCTGTTCCAGAGCAGCCCGAAGCTGGTTTTCCGTTGCCTCCTGATATGGAGGTTGAGCCTATGGTCGGTGAGTTATTGCCGCCCGAGTTGATCGCAGATGCGGAGCTTGACCGTCATGCTTATCCGCCTTGGCTAACTCCGGATTTAGGTCATTACATCGTAGGCAATGGTAGGCCAGAGTATTTTACTCGCATTCAAAATTATCTTTGTTTTTACCCTATATCTGATCAAATTATTGACAGCACTTGCTTTGTCCACATGTATCACTTTGATGGGCCGGTTGACGCCGCCAACCCTTACACCAGCACTTTGCAGGATGCCTATCCAGCTTACCTGTACGGCGCTCTGAGCCACGCGGAGGGGTATTTAATGAATGATCCTCGCATTGCGCTGTGGAAATCAAAGTT